ATCCATTTCATTACCACCAAGATTCATAAGACCACCTTCAGCTTTACCTTTTCTTTTTCCTGTAATACGATTAGTTTTATATTTATAATCTTTACCTAAAATTATAGTTTCATATAATTCTTCTTTTGTAGCACCATCTTTTTTCATTTTTTTAATTTTAGTTTCCATAAGACCACCTTCAGCTTTTTTATTTCTTGTACCTTTTTTCTTCATGTCTTTTATAAGTTGTTTAATACCTGGATAGTCTTTTGCTTTACCTTTATAGATTACACCTTCAGGCATAATCTTAATTATCTTACCACCTTTTTTAACACCCATTCTAGCTGCACCATAAGTACTATTAAACCAGTCTCTAAACGGTGCTATCTGATGTTCCATACCTAATTCTTTTAATTCAAAAACATAATTTCTATACTCATCAATTAATCCTGGACTTACTTTCATGGCCATTAAAACTTCTACGTCTGTTTCACCGTCTTCTGCCATAGGACCTATCTGAACTCCTTCTTCCATTCTAAGTTCGTTATCACCTACAAACTCTTCGTCCATCATTTCTACATCTTCAACATCACCACCTTTAGAAAATTTTAACATAGGTACAGGTTCTACATTTCCAAATCCTCTGCCAAATGCTTTTTCTATTCCACTTGCTGCAACTCCTAAATTGCTAGACACTTCTTCAGAATCAAATTCTTCAGGAAATTTTGTATTTATAAATTGCATGGCATCTTCATGGCTCATTCCCTCACCACCAAATTCTATTGGTTTTATTAATTGAGCAAAAATATCAGAAAATTCTTTTTTCATTACTGTGTCTCCCTCTTTAAAACCAACTCTACCACCAACAGCTTTTTCTTTTCTTTTTCTTTTTTCTAATAATTTTCTATAATGTTCTGACAAACCTTTACCAAAATCTTTCATACTCATTTGAATCATTTCAGGATTTTCTTCAATTGTTTTTAATAGAGATTTTTTCTTTGCTCTACCACCTTTAGCCATCATACTTCTTATGTATTCATCTAACTGATCAAGTTCATCTAAACTTAACATGTTTAATGGTTTACCAAACACACTCATAGCTGCATCATTTCTTTCAGCTTCTGGACTTGGATTAGATGCCATTCTTTTTATACCTGTGTCAATATCTTTTTTAGACATTGGTTCTTCCATTCCAATTATTTCATAATACTTGTCACTATCAAAAGCTATCTCGGCTGCTTCTTCGTAGCCGTAACCTAAAAATTCTAAATTTTCTATTCTTTTCAAATACCAATCAGGACCAGCCATAGGACCAATCGGAACTCCTTCTTCTTGTTTAAGATCAAAAGGTGTAATAACTTCTTCTTCCATTTCCATTATTACATCATCATCATCTACGTCACCACCTCTAGCGTAGCCATATCTAACTAACATTTCTTCTGTTTCGTCTTCACCATAACCAGCGCCAAGAAAAACATCTTTTATTTGTTGTCTTCTTTTTGCCTTAAATTCTTTTGATCTTCTGTCTTCTTCTTTTTCTCTATCTTCTGCTGCTTCTGCTGCTTGTATACCTGCATCAATTGCACCTTGACCACCAACTACTGTAGCTACATCTTTAACACCAGATGGTTCTGAATATTTTGTTATTAGTTTTGCTATAGAATCGTCTCCACCTTTATTAAAAAAATCTTTAACGGGTCCTTTATCTAAACCAGTTACATATGAATCTAATGCTGTTGGAGCTGCTGCCAATATACCTGATGTTGCTACATCTTTTAAATCTGCATCTTCATCACTTAAAAATCTACTACCACCTGCCATTAAAGCTTTGTATGTTGCAGGGTTTGCTTGAGCAAAAGCGCCTAAACCAAGAGCAGATCCAGGAATTAAAGCTGCAGCATAGGGTAAAAAAGGCTTTACCTCTTTAGGTATTAGCTTTCTAACTCTACGTCTTATTCCTGAAAAAAATCCCATATTAAATTCCTATTATATTGTTGAAATGCAAGATAGCAACTCTTGTATATATGCTGGTATCGTACATTTTACTTGTTTTTTTACGCTTCGTCAATCGCTGATGTTAAAGTCAGCGCCTATTTTTATTTCTTCTACAGTCACATTCACGTCTCTTCGTATATGTTCAGATTTTGTAGGTGTATTAGCATTTTGAACGTCTGCTAAAGCCTCGGCATCTGACATATATTCTTGGCCTGTTTCTGTATTAGTTAATGTTACTTCTGTTTTAGGCGTAATTACTGGTACTCTTTTACCATTAATAGTCTCATACCTAACAGAAGCTTCTGTTTCAATAAACGGCATTATTTATCCTCTCTGTTAATTTCTAGTACTGATGCAACAACATCAACAGCACCACTGGCTGCTTGTACTTTTAATACTTCACTTTCTTCCATAATTAAAGGTTCTGATATAACTTGTTTGTTTTCATTAGCAGATAAACTTACTAGATTATCTATGACAAAAGCTGTGCTTGAAGCATTTAATAATGTTACTTTAACAGTAGCAGCTCCTGCTGCATCTTCAGCTATTAAAATAGATTTAACAATTGCTCTTGAGTTGGAAGGTACAGTATATAAAACTGTATCGGCTGTGCTAGTTAAACTTAATTTTTGATTTCTATATATATTTGCCATTAACCAAGTCCTAACCAAGTAAATCGTTCTTGGTCTTCTTTTTGTTGTGTTAAATAAGTAGAGTTTAACTGTTCTATAATTGCAGTTAACGCTCTGTTAATTTGTCTTTGGTTGTCTTCACTATATTCTTTTTTAGGTTCTGGTAATCTAACTACTACTTTTGTCATTTAACAATTCCACTTTCTAAGTGATTTAGATAATCTATCATCACCTGTATTATTACTAGGCTTTTGTCTTTTACGCATGCCTTTCATTCTAGCGCAAAAACTTTTTCTACGCTTGGCAGCTTTAGATCCTTTTTTTAATTTAGACGGTTTAGTTGTTACAGCAGTTTTTAATTTTGATCCAGGATTAGCTGCTCTATAAGAAGCAACTCCTTTTTTATTTAAACCGCCAGAAGGGTTCTTACCTTCTTTTCTTTGCCAGGCGGGTGTCTTACCACCCGACGCCATAGCAATACGATTTAAATATGCTTTACCATATCCTCGTCTAGCTTGATCCATTATTTTTTCGCCGTCTTAGCTGATCTTTTTAATGCTTTTGCACTAACAGTACCTTTACCTGGTCTGCTTGTTCCAGCTTTTTTTCTTTTATTCATATAGTAGTAAAGACCTTTCTTAGCCGTTCTACCATCTTTTGTTTTATGATAACCTTTTTTCATGGTTTATCTCCTTCCATCTGGTTGTAGGTCTGCTTGAAAAGTTCCAAATCTCCAAGTTTCAGCTGACCCTGTATTTTCTATTTTTAAACTTGCATACCTACCTCTTGCTCTTGTGTCAACTTTAGTTGTACTAGTGCTAACAGTAAAAGGACTTAAGGTAGATGTTGTATTTGGATCTGCAGGATAGTCTGAAATAGAAATTGTCATTACAGCGTTACCTTGCAAATTTTTAAAATTAGGTAAAAATCTTCTCATTGCTAAAAAGTATTCTGCAGCTCCTTGATCTGTCTGCAAAGAAAAATTATATGATTGTGCAAAAGAAGTCAATGTGGTTACACTACCATCTGGATTAACTTGATCGGTCCCCGTTTCGTGTTCAAACAATACGCTTTGACCTAATCCTGACTCACCTATAATTGTAGGAAAGGTACCACTATTAGAACTATTATATGCAGTAGCATAAGGTTTAGGATATACTAATGAATCCATCCAAGTAGTTCGTATTGCATTTGTATTTGTGCCTGTGTACCAGTTACCCATAGGTAAAGGATTATTGGTTACACCATAATTGTAAACCACATATCTATTATTAAAATCAGATCCTGATGTTGGATACCACCATGTAACTTCTGTAAACAAGTTATTGATACCTGCATTTATTTGTTGACCTTTTGTAGTTGCACAATCATCATAAACATAATCTTCAACACTACATGGTAAAGTATTTACTGTACCATCAAACGAGAAGAAACCATTACTGCCCATCCAATAAGCAACACCATCAATTTCTATTGCAGCATTTTTACCAATCAATCCACAGTTAGTACCTACTTGTTCAAATCCAAATGTAAATGGAGCTCCAACAAACTTCATGGTATACAAAGCGTTATCAGTCCAAACTAATATATTTTCTTTTGCAACTAATGCTCCCATAATTTTTGTACCATCTTGTAGTCTTTGTGAGCCTGCAGTGTTAGTAGCTAAAATAGTGTAGGCATCAATATCTTCTTGATCAGAAAATCTAATAAACATATCGTCTTGAGTTGTAGGCGAACCAATAGTTACCTCTGTGCCAAAATGAATTAAGTGTCTTGTAGTTGGTGATATTAAAGTAATTCTTGTAGCTGTTGGATTATTTGTAGTTGCAAATCCAGATGTATTAGTAGCTGCTCTAGTAGTTAATGGTGTAGTCGCTCCTGCATTCCATGTAAAAGTTTTTCCATTAGCAATTGTTGCAACTAAAACTTCACCAAAATTACTTAAAGACCAAAGACCAGGCTCAAGTGTTATTGTATCAGCTTCAACTGCGCTTCCCCATCCACTAAAATCTGTAGCATTAGTAACAGTTGCACCATCACTGTGAGCTTGTCCTGTTGTTCCAGAAACTGCAGTTCCATTTGTACCTCTAGTTATACCTGTTAAATCATTTGAGCTTACTCCAGTATACGTTATTAATTCTGTTCCTATGGCAATTGTTCCACCACTTGTTGGAAAACCAGTTGTTGATGTTAAAGTTATTGCTGTACCAGATCCACCTGTACCTGCAGTATCCGCGAGCAACGCTCCGTTTAAAGTTGTTGTTTGTGCTCCTTGCACTGTACCACCATACTGACTAATACCAAAACCATAACCATAAGTTTGAGCTGCAGGCCCAACAGTTTCGTATGGAATAATACTTGTGCTTCCACCAGAAGCTGAAGATCCAGAACTTGTAAAAGTTATAGTAAAAGTAGTTGCTGTGGGTGTTGTAATAACTTGAAAAGTTTTATCTTCAAAATCAGAAGCACTTAAACCTGTTCCTCCAGGTAAAGTTACAGAATCTAATTGTATGATGTCGCCGTCACTTAGTCCGTGAGCAGCAGATGTTGTAATAGTAATTGTGGTGCTACCATTAAAAGTAAAAGTAGCTCCGGTAATTGTAGTTTTTACAGGAGTAATATCAAAAAGTTGTCCTTCAAAAAATAAAAGTAAAAATTTATCTGTGCCTATTCCAATGTATCTATTGCCTTCAGTATCAACAAAAGCGTGTTGTTTTCTAACTACACCTACAATAGAATCTTGTAGTAAAGATTGCCAACCACCAACTTTTTCTGGTAATCCATATCTCCATCTTACATTATCAGAATCAACCCAACGACCTATAGCTCCAACGCTAGTGTCTTGTTTATCAACTCCTGGTGCGAATTTGATTTGAGTCAGAGCCATCTTTTTAGCTCCTATTGATTAGTAGATTTATATAGCCAACCTTTTGCAGCGTTAGCATATATTAACGTTACACATTGATTATTAGTAGCAAGAGTATCATTAGCAGCGGCACCTTCTATGTTTTCACTATTTCTATCTATAATACAATTGTTTGTTGCAAAACCATTTGATGCTGAACCATCCATAATTGTTACTTCATCTCCAACTGCAGGTGATGCAGGAAGTGTAATTGTTACTGGGTTAGCAACTGTATCTACTACAATTTGATCTCCAGCGACTGCTGTGTATGCAACTTTACTTGCTGCAGTTACAGAAGTCATTCCTTTTTGTAACATACCTAATGTTGTTGCTGGTACACTACCTCTAGAATAAACTAAAGCTGTTGCACCTTCTGGAAGAGGAACTTGTGTAGATGCACTTTGACCTGTAGTTAATAAAGTTACAGTATAACTATCTGCAGCTCCGCCTCTAGTTGTGCCGTCTTCTACAAAAAATACTCTATTTGCATTACCACCTGATGTAGTTGCAGGCATAGCTAAACTAGCGCTACCAGATAAAGTTCCTGTTAATTTAATGTAAAGATTTTTACCGTTTGCGTTTGACGATCCGTCAGCCAAACTTAATGTAGTTGTACCAGAACTTAAAGTTACTTCTACATAACCTGAAGCTGCTGTTTGTAATAATTGTAAATTAGTATTTGTAATAGCTCCCCATAGACCAGCTTTCTCACCGGTTGCTACAAGTTCTATTGATAAATCTGTTGAATAAGTTGATGCCATATTAGTACGGTTTTATTGGTGTCCAAACCATTGTTGCTCCTGGTATTATATCGTTCCACGTAATAACTCCTGGTTCTACTGTATCTAATGATAAACCAGAACCTGTAGGACTTACTCCTGCGTCGGCAGTTATTGTAACATTTCCTGTTGCCAAGGTCAACGAGTTTCCAGAAGGGGTTACATTAGTATCTATATTAACTGTAAATGCACCAAGACCTAAAGATACAGCATTTCCTGTAACTGTGTGATTAGCATCAGCAGTAATAGTTAAACTACCTGTGCCTAATGTAACTTGATTTGGTGTTAAATTTTCTGTTACAGCATCTGCAATAATACCTACACTACCTATAGTAATTGTAAGTGAATTACCCGTTACGGAAACTTGTACATCTGTATCGGGTCCTGATGTAGCAAATGGTAATGCTGATATTGCGTCAAATCCTAAACTCATAAAAATTCCTTAAAAGGAGACAGGGGGTATGTGGTGGTGCCCTGCCTCCATCTAAGAATTATATCATCGTTTAAACCAAGAAGGAAGACCTAAATGTGGACGCTTGTCGAACATGTTATTCTTCGATCCTGGTGTTTTACGATTGTTATAATGAAGAAATACTTGAATACATTCCTTACCTCTAAACTTATTTCGCCAATGTTCTAGTTCACAGCCAGAATAAACTAGCATATCCCCTTGTTTAAGATCTACTTTAATTCCTTTTTTACCTACTTCTCCTGATGGCTCTAAATATATAGGCCAATCATCACCGCCAAGATTCATAGTAGTTGATATCTCACAACTAAATCTATCTTTGTGTCTTTTTAAAATATCACCCTTTTTGTATATTCTTGCATAAGTATAAGCAGGGTATAATTTTAAACCGGTTGCCTTTTCCATACCTGGCTGACATTTAAGTAATAAAGTTTCCATAGCTATATTAGCATATTGAGAATATGTGTTTGGTATTTGTTCGTTTTCGGCTTCATAGTAACCTATAATAGTTTCAAATGGTGAAAAGTATCTTGCAGCTTTACAAGTATCATAAACTTGTTTTTGTATTCTAAAATAATTTGCAATAAAATTAGCTAGGTCTTTTGATATTGCTTGACGAATAACTGTATACTTTTTCTTTTTAAACATCTTTAGCCATCTCTTTTGGCACCGCCTGTATATTCCAATGTATAAATCTAAATGGTTCAATACCAAAGTCCACTGCATATTCGTGTTCTAAATAACCTGGAAATATAATCAGTGTACCTGGTTTTGGTTTAAGATGAAATTGTTCGTGACCTGGCCATATACCTTTTAAGTTTTGTTTTAGATGTAGTTTGGTTGTTCTAGCACCAGTCTTTGGTTCGTGAAATATAGGGTAAGAAGTTTTATCACTACATTTTAAAAAGTAAAAACCTGATACGTGTTGATTCCAATGTATGTGTGCTGAATGATGTCCACCACCTTTTTTAGCAAACTCTTGTACCCACATCTCACTAAACAGTGTTGTGTATTGTTGCATATCATAACCTTGGTGATCTAAATACTCCCAAGACTTTTGACCAATGTAATTTCTAAAATCTAAAAAATCATTGTCAGTTGTTAGTGGTGTTGAGTGATAGGATCTTCCAAAGTCTCCAAACTTTTTTATATGTGCTTTAGGTTCTGGAAAATTTCTAGCAGCTTTAATATATTTGTTACTTGCCTTGTTTAATGATTTAACAAACTCTGGTTTTTCCTCACTCCATATTACAGTTGGAAAATAACTATTTATGTACATTTTTTAATGTTGAAAACAAATTTGGTTTATCTTTTATAATTTGTTTACACATCTCCTTTCTTTCATTTAAATTATTAATACATTCCGCAAATTCTTTTTCAAGTGTTTTTTTATCAAACCTTCCGTATTTAATTATAGATACTTCATTTGTAGGTGCCCAATGCATACCCGCAGCAATACAATGCAGTCCTCCTTCACTGCCAAATTTAAAATCATATGTTTTTTGCCATACAGCTCTATTCATACCACTTACACCAACTGGTTCTAAATTTATTAAACTTTTTTCCCAAGATTTATTGTTACAGTTTTTCCAATAATCTGTATCGTCTCTATGAGATAAAGCATAATGTAGTGCTACAAATTCAGAAAATTCTTTAAACATATGTTTACATTGATAATTAAAATTATCTCTATCCCATTGTGATATTTTATCTCTTTGTAAATTTAAAACTAATCTAGTTAAAAATTCGTGAACTGTGAACAAACCATTACTTTCTAATGGTTCTATAAATCCAGCAGACAATCCAATAGCAACTACATTTTTTACCCATAATCTATTATGTATTCCAACTCTCATTTTTATATTTTTAAATTCTAAATTTTCTTGACCCAAATGTTTTTTAAATTCTTTTAATGCAGTATCATCATCTACAAATTTACTTGAGTACACATATCCTGTACCTATTCTTGACCATAAAGGTATGTTCCATACCCAACCATTTTCAATAGCTGTGCAATTAGTATAAGAGACTAATTCTTTTTCTTTATCTTTGTATTTAATTCGTGTAGCCCACGCAGAATCATTTGGTAACATGTCAGAATAAGATTCAAAAGGTTCTTTTAAAGTTTTATCTAATAACAAAGATTTAAATCCTGTGCAGTCTATATATAAATCCGCCTTATATTTGTTATTTAAAGATGTAATTCCATTTTCATCTTGTTCAATAGAAACAACATCTTCAATTATATGTTTTACTTTTTTACAATAATTATTTTTTAACCATAGACCAAACTTAGTAGCATCAAAATGATAAGCTCTTTGTACTTCATTTATGTCAAATTTGTTTTGATTAACATAAGCCATTTGTAAAGGAAAAATACAATCAGCGTAGTCTGAATAAGGAGTTTTTGGATATAACATTTTTTTAAACCACCAATCATTTGTTCCTGTTCTTGTTCCTCCTGTAGCCGGTTGTCCAAAAGGATAATGAAAAGCTTCTCCTTTTTTATAAAAATCTGTAAATTTTATACTTAATTTATAACTTCCATCTACGTGTTTTATGAAATCTTTATCTTTAATTTTAAGTAGTCTCATCCAATCTGTAATCTGTGCAATAGTGCTTTCACCAACACCCACTGTCGATATGTTTTTAGACTCTATTAACGATATTTTATAATTTGGAAATTGTGATTCCAATGTTGCAGCAGTCATCCACCCTGCACTACCACCACCTACAATTAAAATTTTCATTTAAAAGGTCTTCCCAAATGCCATACCACAAGACTATATCTTGTGCCTGATGTTACTGGTTTAACTCTATGCCACACAAAACTAGGAAATACAATGATAGATCCTTTTGGTAATATTTCTTTACATTGTATTCTGTGTTTTGATTCGTCTCTCATATGTGGATCGTAGTTTCTAAAATCAAATTCTAACTCTCCACCTTTGTATTCTGAACCATCTGTTAACTGACAAGTCATAGATAGTTTTCTAATTTTACCTTTTTCGGGTCCTTCTTTTTCATAAGGTTTGTCCCAACTATCACAATGCCAATCATAATATTGGTTTAGTTTATATTTTGTAAACTGACAAGACTCACTTCTTTCCCAATCAAAGTTCCAACCAGCACTTTTATTTGCTTCGTGTACATATGGATGTAATTCTTTGTATATCCAAGTATCATTTAGCCATACCAAATCAGAGTTTCTTTTTCTTTTTAAATCTAATACTTCTTGCTTGTTTAATTTTTTATCACCATAACCACCAGTTCTAGCCATAACTTCTTTTTGTTGTTTAGCATAAGCTATAACATCATCACAAAATTTAGGTGTCAATACACCACTAAAATACCAATAATGATTAGATATATTCATAAGTTATTGTTTGCACAAAGTTTAATGAATCTTTTTGATTGTTAGTTAAGTAATACATATTAGTAGATGGAAACATAATAAATTGATTATTATTTAATGGTATATCCCAAGATCTACCTTTACGCCTATTATCTTCATAGTGTACTCTGACCATGCAGTCTTTGACTTTTACACCATAAAGTAATGTATAGTCTGGAGAATTACGTAAATCTACTGGATCTACATTTATAAAAGGTTGTGATGTTTCTCCAGGTTTATAAATATTTCCCCACGTTTTTTTATTAATTAAACAAAAACCATATTCAAGATGAACGTGATCTCGCATATAGGTATTTAACATATCCCAAGTTCGTGAAAATGGAAAATCTTTGTTTTGAATTATTGATTGTAAAATGTCCCCTGATAATTTATCTCGGTCAATGTCCCAATCTTTAGGCATTGCCACATCACCATAATATAGAGCTTGCTCTGTTAATACTTTCTTCTGCATACCACCACCATTTTTAATTTATGCTAATCGATCTGTCAAGTCCCAAGACTGGCCTGATTCATTCCAATCATAACTCCAAGAATGAGTGGCAGCTTCATTTTGTGAAGTTTGTTCTGCAGTTAATGCAGGAGCATCACCGATTGGTGAATGCCATTGAGCATCAGATGTGTTTTTTACCCAAGATGCAAAAGGTTTTTTAGGCCAAAAGATATTATTATCTTCGTCCCACTCATAACCAATACCTGCATAATTTCCTCTAAGTGCTTTTGAGTCATCACCAGATAAATGTTTGTTACTTGCTGTATTATAAGATGTTTGAATCCACATTAGTGCAGGCCAATTATTGTGTGTTTCTAAATATTGTTGACCTACTGATTCATCTTCAACACCGTCGGCGTTGTGCATATCTTTGTTATCAAGTGTTAACACTTGAATAACTTTACTGTTAGCTCCTAGTTTTGCAAAATGTGCCATAATGTTTCTCCTTATATATTAATTTTAATTATCATTCAATTATAATGTATCTCCAATTTGTGTATTTTCTGTTGCTAATTTTAAATTAGCAAATCTTTCGGGATAATTATCAAAATTTGTTTTTTGTAATTGATCATAAACATAAATTTCTTCTACTACATTGCTTTCATTAACTTTTGCAAACCAATATAGATTTTCTGGTACGAAACCAGTATTTCCATTTTGTCTAATCCATTGTAAAATTTGTTTATCTGTTGCCATAATTTTATGATACCGTAAATGTTTGATTTGAGCCAGTATAACTTAATGCTACCCAAGCACCTCCATCAATTTGATATGCTATTGCTCCATTTTCACCTGCATTAGAACCAGCTCCTCCAGTCCAAGCTCCCCCATCTCCTACACTGCCTGGATATTGAGCATCGGTTGAGTTAGCAGTTAATCCTGCAGCTCCTGATCCCGCACTAATATTACCTGCTGTATTAGTAGTTGATGATGCAGTTCCTAAATAAGAAGAACCACCTCCACCTGCAGCGTCTCCACCAGAACCACCTCCGAAGTAGCCACCACCACCTCCTCCAGCAGTAAATGAAGAACCATCTCCACCACCAGATCCACCACCACCGAAAGCAGTACCTCCTGATGTTTGAGATGTATTTGAACCACCTTGTAAAGCAGAACCAGCGTTACCACCAGAACCACCAGAACCAACTGTACCTCCAGCCGATTGAGTTCCTCCAGTAGGTGCTGTACCTGAAGAATTTTTACCATTTCCACCCGTTGCACTTCCACCAAATCCACCATAAGAGCCATAAGTACCCGTTCCTCTTGAACCACCTCCACCTGCACCTGCAATTAATAAAGCGTTTCCTTGAGCAACTGACGTAGTAAAAACACCTGAATATCCACCACCTGAACCCCCATAACCACCTGTACCTCCAGGACCACCTTGTCCTACAACAGCATAAACAGTTGTTCCTACAGCGAGAGTTACAGTTCCAATTACAAAACCTCCACCACCTCCAGGTCCTCCATCTGTTCCACCTGCTGACGAACCACCGCCTGCACCCCACAGTTTAAAAATTACGTCTTTAGTTGTTGGGGCGTCGTCTTGATTTCCTGAATCTGTTACTATCCATCCTTTTGTTGAATCTACATAAATTAATGTAACTGCTTGTCCTTTAGTTGATAAAAATGCATTAGAGGCATTACCACCAATGTTTTCACTATTTCTTCCTAATGTACAATTATTTGAGTTAAAAGTTCTAGCGTAATCAGCTACTGCAACTACATCTCCAGCACTAGGTGATGCAGGTAGTGTAACTGTAATAGCTCCACTTGTTGTATTTACAAAATATCCCTCACCAGCAGTTGCTGTAAAGTCTCCTGTCTTAACTGTTGTTGTCCAAGACGCTGAACCTGTTGCACCAAAGTTTGTTGCTGTACCTTGGTTATTAATTGTTGCACCACTAGGAATTGTGAACGTATCGCCACTATCACCTAGAGTTACCGCTGTTCCGGATCGTGGACTAATTTTATTTACTTTTATTTCACTCATAATTATAAAACTTTATATCTTATTATCACTACACCTGAACCACCGTTCCCGGCTTTACCTGGCCCACCATTTGGATATCCTGCACCACCTCCACCACCACCAGTGTTGTCTGTTCCATTTACTGCTGCAATGGCTAGACCACCATTTCCACCTCCACCAGTTCCTCCAGGAGCGACAGTTAGACAGCCTGGTCCATAACCACCTCCACCACCTCCACCGGCAAAAGCTGTTGGAGTACCATTAATACTTGTTGTTGCACCAGCTCCACCTGGTCCTCCCCCTGTCGGTCCATTACTAGCACCTGCTACTGTTGCTCCGCCTCCACCACCAGAAGAATCTCCAGAACCTACTGGGTAAGATTTAGGTCCACCGCCATTTCCTTGAGGTGGGGTTACAGGAGGGACATTACCGCAACCACCAACTCCCGGATTTAATTGTCTTCCTGCTCCTCCACCAGATCCACCAGATCCACCATTTCCAGGTGCTGGTTGATTACCACCTGTGGCACCACCTGCTGATGTTATTGTTGAAAAGGTTGAGGGACCTCCTGCAGTATTATTTGTAGCACAATTTCCACAAGAACCACTTCCAGCACCACCTACTGTAATTGGATAACCTGTTGCTGTTACTGTAATTCTATTTCCTGGTGTTGAATATCCATCTAATGGACTAGCTGTATAAGGAGTTGCTGGACTTTTAGTTTCTCTAAATCCACCTGCTCCACCTCCACCACCAGCATTATTTTTTGAACCTCCACCGCCACCACCAGCGACGACCATGTAAGACACTAAATTATTTGCAGCTTCACATGCTACTTTACTTACTGTAAAAGTTCCTGGTCCTGTAAATGTATGAATTCTATCAGACCCTGAATTTGTTACTGATCCCCCTGTTGCTTCAATATATCCCGGTATAATACCCTCTCCGGTTAAAGAACCTGTTAAAACTACTCGCCAACCTTCTGTTGCATCTACATAAATAAGTTGTAATGATACATTGTTTTTAGATACAATAAAATCAACGGCATTTCCATTTATATTAGATCCATTTCTAGCAAGTGTTAAATTGTTAGTTTCAAAATTTCCGTTATAATCTGAAAAAGCTACGATGTTTCCTGCACTTGGTGAACCTGGTAAAGTTGCTTCAACCGCACCGCTAGATGTATCAACAAAAAATCCATCTCCATTTGTAGCAGTAAAGTCTCCAGTTTTTTTAGTTGTGTTCCAATCTACTGTACCAGTTCTTCCAAAACCTGTTTGCGATGCACCTGATGCTAAAGCAATACTATCGCCACTTGCACCTAGTGTAATTGTCGTGCCACATTTATTGATGATGTTTGAATCATCTGAAACTTTATTTATATTATCTACTTTTATTTTACTTGTCATAATTATTGAAATTTATACCTTAATATTACTATTCCAGATCCACCATTTCCAGCGTTAGAAGAATTATTACCAGCAGAACCAGCGCCACCACCAGAATTATCTCCACCATTACCACCTGTTCCAGCTGAAGGAGGAGGAGCAGATGCTCCATTACCACCAGCATTAATTGCTGATCCACCACCAGTTCCAACTGTACCACTATTTTCAACTCCACCACCGCCACCACCACCAGTTCCACCATTGCCGCCAGCATTACAGTGAGATCCACCGCCACCACCACCGGCCCAGTAGTAATTGTTACCATCAATATTATTTTGTTTACCTTGGCCACCTGCTCCAGCATTTGCTGGACCACATCCACCCGGACCTGCATTGCCTCCAGAACTTGCAGCGCCACCACCGCCACCTCCTCCGTGGCCGTGACCAACTCCAAATCCGCCAGCGTGCCCTTGAACGGGAGACGCGGGTGAATTTAAAGGGGGAGTATTTCCTGCTCCTCCTGCTCCCATTGCACTAGTTGTGGGACCTGGACTTCCAGATGCACCGCCACCGCCTGATCCACCAGTGGCACCAGCAACAAAAGGACCTGAACCATTATAGCCTCCACCGCCACCACCACCGGTTGAAATAATTGAATTCCAACTTGAATTAACACCTGGTGTTGCTGTTGCATTTACGTTAGGGGCAGTAGGAGTTCTTGCTCCTCCACCACCAACTACTATTGGATAACCTTGAACTGAAACTGGTGTTGTGCCTGCATTACCGCAAGGACTTGGAAAAGATCCTCTAAAACCTCCTGCACCTCCTCCACCAGAGTGTTGAGTAGCTCCGCCACCACCGCCGGCAACTATTAAATAATCTACTTTGTTAGAACCTGCAGCATTTCCTGCAGAAGATACACAAAATGTTCCTGGACCTGTAAATGTATGAACTTTGAAATTTGTACAAACGGTTGCAGTTGTGTTTCCACCTGTTGCTGCTACAAATTGTGCTCCTACTATTGTACTTTCTGCATTCTGAACATTAACCCAACCTTTTGTTGAATCAACATACACAAAAGTTGCAGCTTGACCATTAATATCTAACGCTGCATTAACTGCTAGACCGCCAATTTTTTCTGAACCATTGGGACTTATTGTTAAATTATATGTTTGAAAATTTCTTGCATAATCAGAAACAGCTACAATAGCACCAGCACTTCCTGCTGGTAAATTCATTGTTATAGCGCTTCCTGAATTTATAAAATATCCTTCTCCATTGACTGCTGTAAAAGTTGTTGTTTTTGGAGTTGTTTGCCAGTTAACAGAACCTGATCTACCAAAACCTGATTGAGTAGCGCCGCACGCTAAAGTTACAGCCGTGCCTGATCCACCTAAAGTTAAGGTTGAACCACTTTGTTTATCTATTGCATCTACTTCTATC